ACGGATTTCGGTTCGGCGAGTTCGGCGAGTTTTGGAAAACGACTCATCAAAGATTCTTTCGAAGAGTCCCAATAAAGACGCCCCTCGACTCGATAAAAGAAACGGATTTGTCCTCCGTGTTCTTCGATTGGAAATCCCTCTTCGTCGATCCAATAATCAATAAACTCTCGAACCCAGGAATCAACGTCCGGGTTTGTTGTCGCCCTCATATAAGGACGGATTCCCGACGTTGATCGGTTCCGACTCATAAGATAAAAGAATTGTTTCTCCGTGAAATGAGTCAACTCATCGAAATAAATTACAGGGATTTGAGAACCTTGATAATCATAAACGTTTTTCTCGTATTGAAGATGGGCCATCTTGATCGCCGCGCCCGACGGGAAAACCCATTGAGAGGAAACTTCTTTCGGAACCGCTCCGACCTTTCGAAAGACTTCGTCGGCCGTGTCCCATAAGCCGCCTTCGTTTCGAATTTGAGTATATGTTCGCCGGAAATAAACTCCCCCGGCCTTCGGGTTCTCATAGTGTCGAAGGAAGTCGAGGAGGATCGCATAAGTTTTCCCCCCTCCGGCGGCCCCTCCATATATAACAATATCCGCCTCGCTCTCAAGGAACGAAGTTTGAGGCCCGGCCTGGGGACTTATATTATAAACTTTTTGATTCGGAGAGTTCTTTGAACTCTTTCCGGAGTTGTTGGTTTTCGCCATTGAGTTTATTTCCCTCTCTCTCAATTCGTTCGTTTTGTTTCGCGAGATCCGCGTTGATTGTTGTCGCGTCCTCGATTTCCTTTTCGAGTTCTTCGATCCTTTTCAATGAATCGTTCGCGACCTTATGTATTCCCTTTCGAAGTCCGCACGTTATACAAAACCCGGCGGCGTCTATTTTCTTTTTTGTCATTCATCTTTCGCCTCTCGCCCATTGGACGGAATAACGATATTCACGATCGGAGCGAGAGTCCCGTCCGGGTTCGAGTGTTCAACCTTATCCGTGAAAATCTTATGATATCGCCCGAGCATTTCAAGGGCCCGAACCTTATCGTATGTTTTTATTTTACGAGATCCGCCGTGTTGAGTTGTCGTCTCCGAGATCTCTTGAACGAGTCTTGATTTGTCTCCGAGTTCCGAAGAGGGAACCCATGACTTGACTCCGTGTTCGTCCCAAACAACAAGGTCTTGATAATCGCCGAACGCGATCAATTGCAATTCGAGAATGATTCTTTCAATTGAATTTCCGTGAGTCTTATTGAGATCATCGGCGAGACGTTTGATCTCGTCTTGAATGTTTCCTTTTGTTAGCATTTTGGCCGCTTGAACTCGGGCCGACTTTTCAGTATATCCGGCGGCGGTCGCCGCTCGAGTTCCATTGAAATCAACAAGATACTCGCGACAAAACGCTTTTTGCTTGTCCGTCAATTTGTTTTTCTTCTCTTCTTTCATACTTCAATTGTATATGAAAAGAATTGTCCGGACAATATCGGATTATTTTGCTTTTACATCAAGCTCGATCGTGTCCTTGTTTCCTTTCATTCTCCAAAATAAATGACCGACAAGGACTCCCGGAAAGAATCCAAGACTCCAAGTCAAAAAAGGCATTTTATAAGACCATGAGATCAAGAGACTTGAGATTGAGGCCTCCGTTCCGCCTTCGCTTATTGCGAAAACGTCATATATGAGAACTCCAATAATCATCAAAGGGATAATCCCGAAGGTCACGATCTTTGTTGTTTTCTTGATGGCCATGTTCAATCCTTTATTTCAATTCGTGATAAACAATATTCATTCCGTTTTTAAAAGTTTCACTTCCGTTGTTTTTATAAGTCACAACGATTTTCATATCCTTGATGAGATCGGCGTCGTATTGAGATTCGTCGTGAAAGAATCCGTCCGGAAGGGCGACGTCAAAACCGAATTGATTCAATGGCGCGCTCGGAGTAATCGATCCCGGAGGAACGCCCATGCTCATTTGAATATGGCCTTGAGGAGTGTCGTGAACAACAAGATCAACCGTGTCTCCGGCCTGGCCGTTGACGACTTCAAGTTCGTTTATTTTTACGAGATCATAAGGAACGACGAACTCGAAAGTCGTGTTTCCGACCGGACAATCTTGAGTGATTCCGTGTTTTCTTCGAAAGATCTTTTTCCCGTCAACCGTTTTCGATGCGAAAGGGGCCGTGATTGTTGGTTCGTTTGATGAGTCGAGAAGTATTTCAAGACCGTCCGATCCGGTCACGTCGTCGATCGATGCGGTCGGAGGATCGCTTGTCAACGCGTTTGAAAGTTTCTCATCAAGTTGAAATCCTTTGAGTTCACTCGCGGCGATTGAATAAGATTCGTCTCCGTCGATTTGAACTCCTCCAAACGTTTGAGGTGATCCGGGATTCAATAAGTTTTTTATAATCATAATCTTTCCTTATAAGCTCGAACTAAAAACAATTTGAAGATGAGGTTTTTGAATACTCGACGACGAAACCTTGACCGCGAGTTCTCCGCTTGGAGGCATTGGGAAAAGAGGGATCGCCGGAACTCCGGGAGTTCCGAGAAAACCGATATCCGTTTTCGTTTTTTGTCCGTTCATATCGAGAGTATAAAGAGGCGAGTTCAAATTCGGATCGGCGGCAACGTCATAAAATGAAATCTCCGCGTTCGATGAGTTCGCGGTTGTCGCCGCCGTGATTGCAATAACCGCCGCGCCTCCGGCCCCGAATACAATGGGGGCCTCTTGTGAATCAAGGCCAGGATAAAACTCAAGGATTCTCCCGTTGTTCGCGTTCCCTCCATAATTCGCGAGGACAAGGAATCGATCGTTTTGAATCGCGAGAGCGAGGGCCTCTTCGATCGCGTCTTGAGCGTTCTTTGAAACAAACCCGTTCAAACGATCCGGTTCGGATTCGAACGGGAGAGAGAATGAAACGGGATAAGTGAACGGCGCGCCCATTTAAGAAACCTCCGCGATTGCAATATCGACGGGAGTTCCCTTCGTGTTTAAGAAAAAGATCCGAGTCCCGGGGCCGAAAGGAAGGATAAAAAATTGCGACTTATAGCAATTGAATATTTGTCCTCCCGGATCTCCGGAATATCCCCATTTCATTCCGGTGTCGAGGGCCTCGAAAGAAACGTATTCTCTTTCGAATTGAACTTCGGTTCCGACAACAATGAGTTCCTCGATCGCTCCGGCCGCGACGGTCAAAATTTTATTGACGCCGCCGTCGGAGGCCTTATCTGAAAACTCGGGGAGATTATGACTCATCTTTCATTTCCTTATGGGTTTGGAGTTGTGTTCGCGATTATCTCGTTGACACTCATCGAACCGATTGTTTTTGATTCTCGATTCAAGTTTATCGCGCGAAGTTGTAATTTTACAACTCCCGAGAATCCGGTTGTATTAAACTCGTCGATTTCAAGTCCCGACTTCGTTGTGAATTGTCCAGGCCCCGTCAAAAACTCTTCAAGGAGAGTCTCAACCGGAGATCCGGCGGAATCATCAATCAAAACAACCTCGAACTCCGTGTCTCGGAAACAAGATCCTTGAGCGGATAATTTCGAATAAGTTCGATCGGCGGTCAACGTCAAGTCAACAAGAACCATCTTCGCGGCCTTGTCTCCGTCAACGTCCGCGCCTCGTCCTCGAATTGTCGTTCCGGCGTCAAATGAAACCGTGATCGCGCCTTCGTTATTTAGTTGAGGGAGAACAACTCTCCCGTCCTTATCTTTAAATGAAAAACCGATGAGGCCGTTCTTTTTAGTTGTGAGATCATCCGCAACGGGACGATCACCTTCGTTCAACCTATGAACAACTTCTCCTTTTTCGTTTTCAATGTTTTCCAAGATTGGAAATGTTTCTCTTTCGTGACTCATAAACTCTCCCTTTTAAGTCCAATAAATAACTTCAATGATTCTATTGTCTTTCGAGCTTGAAAAATAAAGAGTGAGATCGTCAAAATCTTTTCGATTCAATTCACTCTCCTTATAAATCGCGTACGGCCCGAACTCCAAAAAGTTTCCCGAAACGTTCTCAACTTCTCCCGTCTCATAGGAATATCTCATTCGAGAGTTTCCGGAGTCGCGAATTGAAAACGCCGTTATATTTTTTGGAAAGACGAAAGACTCTTCGGAATCCTTATCGGAAACTTGAATCCTTTCGATCTTCGGAATACACTTGTTTCGAGTTTGAGTCCGGATGATTTGTTTTCCGTGATCATAAACGGAGTTCCAAACTTGTTCCTCTCGGAAAAAACAATCCGGCTTATCAAAACTCATTTAATTTTTCCTTATTTGTTTCATCAATAAAATTATACATTGAACTTCTCGGAAAATCATTCGATCTCCTTGAGTTCCTTCAATATCGTGAGAGCATGATCAACCGCTCTCATATCGTCCGGACGAACCTTATAGGACAACTTCAATATAATCTCTCCCGTATGGACGGGAGTTCGAACCGGATGAACGGTTCCCGATATATATGGAGCATCGGTTGTCGGTGTTTCGATATTGAGAACGACGTCGTGAATCCCTTTCGATTTCAATAATCTTTTCAATCTCAAATATTTGTCGTCCGTCATAAGTCCTCCTTATTTTTTATATACTCGAAAGTTTCATTTCGAAAAGTGAAACTCTCCGTGAAACTCTCCTCAATTCTCTTCGCGTCATAGCGGAGTTTCCTTGGAACTTTCCTTTTTGAAAATGAAACCCTCCAAAATTGGAACCTCTTGTTTTGATTGAGAAAATTCTCTTGACTCAATGCTTGTTCTTATAGTTCTTAAAAAACTAATATATTTATATAATACATATATAAACGTATATATACCATATAGGGAGAACCGAAGAAACCCTTCAAGATGATAAGAATTGAACATTGAGATATTAAGAATTTTAATTATCAAGATCCTTGTTTAAGACGAAAAGAGTTGTCCCCGTTCCGCCTTTCCCCTCGTCGGGTTTGACCTTGAACTCCTTGAGTCGTCCGTCCTCGCATAAGGAAGTGATAATCCCGTCGCGCTTATTATAGAGTTGATTCGCCTTAAACGAGTTTCTCAACTTATAAGTGAGATCCTTTTTCGATAATCCTTTCGGGAAACCTCGAAGAACCTTTAAGACTTTTTGGGCGTCTCGTTGGAAACTAGATTGTATCAAGTTCCTTCCGAAAAAGATAGCCGTCGATTTGATTGTCGCCTCAACGTATTCCCACGCGAATTGAACGTCCGACGCTTTTATCATCGGGGCCGGATTTATGACTCCCTTTTCCTCCCAGGCCGTCGCGATCGCGCTTATAATCATTATCTTCTCGATTTGTTGATATGCTCGAAGAACAATCGGGATGATCATTTCCTCGCAATGATAACGATATTCGTCGAAATATTGACTCGCCTTATCAAGTAATTTTTCCGCCTCCTCTTGAATCGGAAGGTCAATCGGTTCCGGACACTCGAGATCTTTGAGTTGAACGGTTTGAGGATTTTTTTGAGACAAGTCAAGATGAAACGTTGCGGTCTTTGAAATATCGACGTTCTCGATCTCGACGTTCCGCGTTCCCCAATACTCTATAAAGTCCAGGACGTTTTCGGGAGACTTCTTTCGTCTCACTCTCTTGAGCTTGACTCTCCGATCATCAAATATATAAACAAATCGACCTCCGAATCCTTGCATCAAGTTTGAACTCGAGAACGTCTCGGAGAACGAGTTCGGAGTCGTCGCGCCCATTATAGAGAGACACGGCTTGAAAACCATACCCGTCGTTCCTTCGGCCGTCGTATGGCCCATAAACAACTTCGATGAGGAGTTCCATATCTCCGTGAGAGTCTCCGCGATATTTGATTGAAACGTGTTTGATTTTGAGTTGATCGAGCGGAAAAGTTTTGACACTTCGTCCAGCGTGTCAACTCGTTCCCGTTGGGATTCAAATTTTTTCACGACGGATTTGTCCCCTCGATATGATTCAAGCCCGACGTATTGCAACAATCCGGCCTCGATCAATAATTCTTTCGGGGCCTTGAGCGGAACGTCTTTCCCCTCTCCCGACTCCGCGATCAATAATTGATATAAGTTCGGAGTCGATTCGTGAAACTTGACCTTATTTGAAAGGAGAGTTCCTATGAGTCCCAACGCTCCGGCCAGGGCGAACTTATCTCGAGGCTTATGAGATATCGAAAGAATATGATCTTGAATCTCTTTGATCATTCCCGGAGGTTCCGGATATATAACCTCTTTCATTTGTTCTTTTTTCTCGTTCTCTTCGATTGCTTTTTCGACTTCCTTTTCGCCGAATACGATTTCGAACTTTTTGGGAGAGACGTCCCCTCCTCTTCTCGTTATTGTTTCCGAAACGGAGGCGATCATCTTTAAAGCTGAATTGAATCCCTTTCCGCCATGAGCTTCGGAGTCGTCCGTAAAATACGCCGGAGAGTGATTCTCCTCGTCATATCGAATCAACTCGTTCGCGATCGCCGTTGGATCTTCTCCTCTCGCGAACATGGCCGAACAAATTTCAATAAGTCGATTATGCCTTCCGGATGAAACTTGTTTATCAACCGGGATCATTCCGATCTCTCTCAACCAATCGGGATCGAGAATCGGGAGATCTTCAATATCAAAACTCAAGAGATCGAATTGTCCGTTCCAAACATAAGCCTCCTTTGTCTCCGGATGAATCGACGGAGGGAGGACGGTTTGATTTCCATTGGACAAGAGTTCAATCCCGAGATCGTGACGCTTGAAATTCACTTCTCCATTATATCGAAAGAATCTCGTCTCTCCTTTTTTCCCTTTTTTAGTGACCGGGGAAAGAGGGACTTTTTTCAATGCCTCTTCTTTGTCAATATCAATCGCGATCACTCCGGAGAGTTCGCCGCATATCAAACCGATATTGAATCTTTTATATTTATTTTCCCATGAGTCGAGGAGAAGTTCGCTCGGACGCGTTTTCGCGAAGAGACTCCAATTTTTAAGAACGGGAATCTTTCCCCTCAATGGGATGACAATTAGATCTTTTTCAAAATATTCGTTATAGTATTTCTCGAACATAAAGTTTTCCCCTTTTTGTTCAAGACTTATTCTTGAGAGTTCTTTTCGGTTCTCTCAAGGATGAGTTCTTTCAATGTAATCGCTCCGTGAGATTGTTCTTCAATTGTTAAAGCATTTTTGAGACTAGGTTCCGCTTTTTCGTGAACATAAGTGTTCATTGTATTTTCATTTATATCGCATGATCTCGCGAAACGAGCGATCGTGATTCCGGTGTCTTTCAAGTATTTATGAAGTTTCATTGAGTTGAGTCCCTTTTTTTATTGTTGACAATGTTTTGAGATAATAGTTCAATGCCTTCAATCAATCAAGGGGAAAATAATATGTTTACGGACACGAAAAAGATCAAACAAGATGCGCGCATTGTTGCGCTCGTTTACGGTCAACCAAAAATCGGAAAGACTTCTCTCGCGAAAACACTTCCCGGAAAAACTCTCATCGTCAATATGGAAAACGGACTTTTATCTCTTCAAGATGAGATCATCGACGTTTATGATTGTACGGTTGACAAGAACAACGTTCCAATGAGTCGGGATATGCGATTCGAAAAGCTCATTCATTTATTCACGAACGTTTTGTCGAAAGACGAAATGAAGAAAAAATATAAGTGGATTGTGATTGATTCTCTCACGGAGGTCGGTCAATGCCTCGTTGAATCAATGAAGAAAAAATATCCGGACGCGAAAGATTCATTGAGATTATGGGGCGATTATTCCGATAAAATAACGGATCTCGTTAAACAAATGAGAGACTATAAGCCTTACAATGTTTTATTCCTGGCCCTCGAAGTCGCGGACAAAGATGATCTCTCACGGAGATTTGTCGGAGTTGATCTCAACGGAAAGATCTCTCAAAGAGTTCCGGCCCTAGTCGATGAGGTTTTTCAATATCGAAAATTTATGAACGACGAAGGAAAGGAAATTCGAAAACTCGTCACGTCAACTTATGACAAGGCGATCGCCGGAGATCGTTCCGGGAAACTTAAACAATTCGAAGATCCGAATATGAATCATATTATCAATAAAATCTTGAACTCAAATCAAGAAACAACCAAACAAAAAGGAGCATCAAAATGAGTTTTAATTTTGACTTAAATGAAGTTGAGGAGTCGAACGGCGGTTGTATTCCGGCCGGGACTTATCGAGCGGCGGTTGAAACGGCCGAACTTAAAGAGACAAAGAACGGAGGCCTTATGATTGATTGTCAATTCACGGTCACGGACGAGAATCAAAACGGTCGAAAGTTTTGGGAAATGTTCAATATTAAGAACGACAATCCCGAGGCCGTTCAAATTGGACTCGGACGAATCAAGTCAATGATCGTCGCCGCCGGAGGATCTCCGGGATTATTCAACGACGAACAAGCACTTGTCGGCCTGGAGACAATGGTTAAATTGACCGTGAAAACCGACTCGTATGGCGAGAAAAATCGCGTCACGGGCTTTTCAGCTTGTCCAAACGATTACGTCGCCGAAGGTTCTCAACCGGAATCGACGCCCTTTGATTAGGATTATATAAAAGAGATTCATAAAACGGGAGGAGACGCCGGAATTTCGAACAACCTTGTCCCCGGAGATTGGACTCGTTATAAGTCCAGGCCTGGCCCCACCTCAAGGGGCTTTTTATTTCAAGGGGAAAATTGTGAATAAAACCAAAATATATAAAAGAGTCGAAGTCACTCCGAACGATTGGATGAAAATTTATGAAAAGCGGAAAGGCGAACTCGTCTTTCGCGAGGAACCGACTTATCTCTCGCCCGGGAAAAATATCTCATTGATCGCGTATAACTTTCAAACGAAAAAAGTTCTTTCGGGACTTCCAAGTTTAAAGAGATCCGTTGTCTCAATTGAAGTTGAAACCGATCCGGCGATGAATAAAGACTATATTGTCAAACTAGGAGAAGAGATATGAAAACACCAATGAAGTCAATCGGAGATTGTCTTGTCGAACTTATGACCGAAAAGGGATTACTTGAAAAAGAAACCCTGGAAATCAAGAAACAAGTCGCGAACATGAGCGCGTCGGAGCTTTTTCAAGTTGATTCGATAATCAAAATGGGGAAATTTAATGAAAATAATTCAAAGAATACTGGAAAGAAAAAATGAGATATATCAAGGAAAACAAATGGAGTTTGATTTTCGACGCCGTGATCGTTCTCTCTTTCGCGACCTTCGATCCAACGCCGAAAAATTATTTTCTCGTTGTTTTTCTTCTCGCGTTCGTTCTCTTTTTTAAACACCTTCAATCAAACCTTGAGGAAAGATCAAAGGCGATGAGAGAGGGATTTCATAAAATGGAAACAAGAACTCTCATCGGGACAATCGAATCTCTTTCAATGGAGATCGTTTATCCGACAATGAGTCAAGAGACGAAAAAGGGACTTCTCAACGAAGTCGCGAAGATGAAACGCGTTGTTCTTGGAGAAACTCTTCAATGATTACGGCCAGGCCATATCAAGCCGATTGCATCGAAACAACTTGGAACTCAATTCGAAAAGAGAATGACGTTCTCATTGTTCTCCCGACCGCATCGGGAAAGACAATCATTTTCACTTTATTGTTGAAAAAATCTCTCGAGAAAATGAAACTCGGAGGGCGTGTTCTCAAGTCAATGGTTCTCGTCAATCAAGTGAAACTCGTTACTCAAACGCGAGACAAATTGATCGGCGCGATCGACGATGAGAATATCGGTCTTTATTGCGGATCACTTGGAGATTATGACGACGGAAACGAGATCACGGTCGCCTCGATCAATACGGTTGAAAAAACAACTCCCTTCCTTCATTTATTGATAATTGACGAGGCCCATAATGCGGAAAATTCTCTCGTTTATCAAAACTTTATATTAAGACTTCGGGAAAAGAATCCGAACCTCAAGATCGTTCGATTCACGGCGACTCCTTTCACGGCCTCCGGAGGTTATATCTTCGGCCAGGACAAAGAGATCAAACGAATCACCTATCGAAAGACTCTCAAGGAAATGATCGCCGCCGGATTTATTGTCGATCCGATCTTTCAATCAACAAAGGAAGGATTCGACACGTCCAAACTTCGGAAAAGGAAAGGAGACTTCGTTCAAAAAGACGTTGAAAAACTCTCCAAGGATCAAGAGAAAATAAAACTTCAAGTCGCGGACGCTCTCCCTCGACTCTCCGGACGAAATAAAATCGTTTGGAGTTGTACTTGTATTGAACACGCGGAACTCGTTCAAGAGGAAATCTCGAAGTATGAGGCGGCGACAATTATTCATTCCAAACTTAAAAAGGGCGAACAAAAACTCAATATCGACGAGTTTGAAAAAGGTTCCGTTCGTCATATAACTTCCGTCACAATGGTTTCGGAGGGCTATGATTACGACGCGATTCACGCGATCGTGAACATGAGGCCGATGAGATCTCCCGTCTTATATGTTCAATTATGCGGACGAGGACTTCGCTTATTTCCTGGGAAAAAAGATTGTTTGTTTCTCGATTACGGAGAAGTTGTCGAGGCGTTGGGCCATCCGAACAATCCCGTCGTCAATGATCCAAAATCAAAGGCGAACAAGGCGGAAAAAAAGGCGATTATTTGTCCGAGTTGTGAACATTTTATTTTTCTCCCGGCGTCTCATTGTAAAAATTGCGCTTATGAACTTTATAAGGAGGAGACGAAACCCGTTGATCGGACAAAGAAACTCACAACAACCGCCGGGAATCATACCTTCAATAACAAATTAAAAAAAGAGGACACGATCAAACTTATGCAATGGACGATCGAGGATGATTATGTTTCAAGGGCCGGGAATAAGTGTCTCAAAATTACTTATATGACTTTATTGAATACATATATCGATTATATAAAAATTGGGACTTATGCTCATAAGCAATTTGTCGAAGAACAATCAATTTATAAACGGTGTCCGGTCAAAATTAAGATCGAACGCGATGGGAAATGGACGAACGTGACAAAACGTTTTTACTAATAAGGAGATAAAATATGAAAATACTCGGAGTTGATATCGAAACCGGATCGAGTTTCGACACGTCAAAGGACAAAACAATCGTGACCGAAATCGGCGCGGTTTTATGGGAAACCGACACGAACACGCCTCTCGAAATTGAGAATCTTCTCGTCAATGAAGAACAAGGAGTTCACTCCCAGGCCTCGGAATATACCGGGATCAATAATGATATGATAATGAATCACGGACTCATTCCAAGCGAGGCGATCTCGAGACTTCATTCTCTTTTAATTAAAGCGGATCGAGTTGTCGGCCATAATGGGAACCAATTTGACAAGCCGATCTTGAATCATTTTATCACTCGTCAAAAAATGGACGTGACCTCTCCGGCCTGGGAACGAAATTGGATCGACACTCAAACGGATATTGATTATCCCTCGACGATGAGATCTCGTTCCCTTATATACCTGGCCGCTTGTCATGGGTTCGTCAATCCTTTCGCCCATCGGGCCGTGACCGACGTTCTCACAATGCTCCAAGTTCTTTCCAAGTACGATATCAATACTATAATCGACAACGCGGATTCTCCTCGAGTGAAAGTTCTCGCTCAAGTTTCTTATGACGGGAGACAAAAAGCGAAGGACGCCGGGTTTTATTGGAACGGCGACGAAAAAGTTTGGTTTCGTGAAATGAGAAAAAATCAACTCGCATCGTTTTTGAATCCTTTAAACTTTCAAACGAAGGTGATTGATCTATGAATTATGGAGATTTATTCACGGGAGTCGGAGGATTCTCTCTCGCAATGAAAAGAGTTTTCCCTTCGGCGTTTTGTTCTTATTGGAGCGAGATCAACAAGTCCTCAATCGAAACTTATTTGAAGAACTTTCCTCATAATCACTCAAAGAATATCGGAGATATTTCGTCTTATGTTTTTGATGAGAACGGAGAACCGAACGATTTTCGAATCGGTTGTCTCCCGAGAGTTGATTTTTTGTTCGCCGGATCTCCTTGTCAAGATTTATCAATCCAAACAAAGAACCGAAAGGGCCTCAAGGGATCTCGTTCGAATTTGTTTTATGCCTTCGCTCATATTGTTCGAGTGAAAAAACCGAAATATTTTCTCCTTGAGAACGTCGCCTCAATGAGCGAAGAGGATCGAGACACGATTTCCGAAGTTCTTGGAGTTCAACCGATGAGAATTTGTTCGGATTTCATCACGCCTCAAATGAGAGATCGACTTTATTGGTTCAATTGGGATATCGAAACGAAAGACTTATGGGATCGAGGAGTTCGAAATCATTCTCTCGTTCGTTGGTCGAAGTCCGGAAGGACTCCGAAACCCGACGGAACCGTTCTCGACACTTGGAAACAAAACGAGAACGGAAAATATTATCAAGATCGAGAATATCGCGACGGAAAAGCGAACACTCTCACGGGAGGATGGGCTTGTTCGGGACAATCCTCGAAAACTTTCGTTGATGATAAGGGAACTCTCCGAGAACTCACTCCCGAAGAGGCCGAAGTTCTTCAATCCTTTCCTCCCGGTTGGACGGAGGGAGTCTCGGACAATCAAAGATATAAACAAATCGGAAACGCGGTCACGGTCAAGGTGATTGAAACCATATTAAGGGGAATCAAAAATGTTTAAATGCTTTAAAAAAAGAGAGAGAACTCCGTCAACGACTCCGGATCAAATCGACGACGTCATTCAACAACCTCAATCCGAAATCCGGAGAGTCGCGATCATCCCAGGCCATACGCCGAACAAATGGGGAATGAGAACTTATAACAATCAAAGAGAGTTTCAATTGAATCGTCGGATCGTTGATATCATCAACGCCGAAATGATTCCAAACGGGAAACAAGTTTTCAAATATCTTCGAGAGGAGGGATCTTATTCGAGCGCGATGAGAACTCTCGCGAAACAACTCGAAAAAGATAAGATTGATCTCGCGATTGAGTTTCATTTCAATGCGGCCGGAGTTCCGGAGGCGAGAGGTTGTGAAATGCTCATCAAACACGGAGCGGACAAAACCGCGAATTATGCGAATCTTATGATCGACGGATTTTCAACTCAATTTGATATTGTGAAACGTCGTGAATATAAAGGAGTTCGAGGGATAAAAGCTCTCAAGAAAAATGATCGCGGATCAACCTTTGTTTTTGAGGCGGAAAAACGCGGAGTCATGGCCATGTTATTCGAACCGTTCTTCGGCGATTATCAAACGGAGGACACGGCCCAATTTTTAGACGAAGAGGATTTCGGAGTTCGAAAGATGGCCGATTTTTGGATCAAGATGATAAGGGCCCTATAATGGAAACGCTTGATCAAAGAGACGAGGACGTCAAACAATTCGTTCGCGATTGTTGGGGAAAAACGGAGGGAGAAGTTTTCTTCAATAACCTCAATCATCGTCACGATAAAAAATATATAATTGCAATTGAAGGGACTCTCGGTTTTCATCAATGGAAATTGAAACGTGAGTCTCGAGGATTGTTCAACGAAATCAAAAAGGAGTTCAAAAAGTGTCTCAACAAGATCCGAATAAAAAGAAAATAGACGACAATCCGGTCGCGATATTACTTCAATTTTTGCAAGGTCAACAACACCTCGTTCAAAATCCGCCGCCCGATATGACGATTCCGGAAATCGTTGACACGAAAGTTCTCGTCGAGGCGATTGAGAAGTTTATAATTGAGTTCAACGCCGCCGTTTATGAAGTGAAAACTCTCCGGGAAATTGTGAAACTACATGATCAATCTCAAAAAAACTCGGGAATAATTTTATAAAGGAGAAAAGCAATGGCAAAAAATAACAATAACGGAGTGACGAAACCGCACGTTCGAACGAAAGTGAACGTCAAAACAAATCTCGAACATAATAAGGGAACTCTCCTCGAGTCCTTCAAGGGCCAGGAAGTCGAGTTCATTGAGGATCGCGAAGGATTCAAACGAGTCGGGATTCAAACCGCTCCGGGAAAATACACTTCGGCCTGGTTTGATGCGAGAGATTTCGAGTGAAATGAAGATTCTCTCATGCGACCTTGAAACAACCGGACTCAATCCGAGTCAAGACGATTGGATCACGGGATCTTTCGGGATCTTGGATTTCGAAACCCTGGAAACCCTGGCCGAACTTGAACTCACTTCTCGTCCTTATAAATGGAGCGAGGAGGCGTTCAAGATTCATCGGATTCGCAAAGGCCTGGCCATGAAATTTCCTCCAAGGAAGGAAACTCTCGAACGCCTTATCGAGTTTATCCCGAAGGAACCGTTTTATTTTCTTTGTCATTCCAGGCCATACAATAAAGAGGGTTTTTATCACTTCGATTTCGCCTTTTTAAAAATGGACTTTCATTATCACTTCGAAGAGTTTGATTATTTTCATCAATTCTTTCGCGACGATATGAACTTATCGACCGACACGATCGCCGTTGACCTCCGAAAACGAGGTTTTCCGATTCCGAAATCAACGTCTCTTGATTCCCTTTCCGAGCATTTTTCGATAAAATTGAATCATCACAATGCGAAGAGTGATCGAATCGCAATGGAGCGAATATTGAGGAGACTTCGTGAGCTTGAAAGGAATCGGACGTCCCTTATCTGAAAACGAAATTCAAAACTCAATTCTCGAGTTTTTAAGATTCAAAAAAATAACGGCCTGGAGAAACAACTCCGGCGGTGTTTATGATCCAAGCGGAAAACGTTTCCGTTCGAAATCAAAATGGGATCGAAACGGTGTTTCCGATATACTTGGAATATTACCGGACGGAAAGTTCCTCGCGATTGAGGTCAAGAAAAACGAACAAGCGAGGACGCGCCCGTCTCAAAGGGAGTTTCTCGATGATATCAATAATCAAGGCGGTCGCGGTTTTGTTGCTTATGATCTTGCTCATGTTAAAGACAACTTAAAAGAATATATATAAATTTTACAACTCAAGGCCTGGCCAGGCCTGGTCGTGTTATAACTTGAGGATGAAAAAACCTTGTTCGAAATGCTCATCAATTGATTTCCTTGTCGCCTCCGGCCTTTGTTTCAAGTGTTCCAATGCGGAAAAAAAACTTGAATATAAAAACGATATTATTGTTCGAGGCCTGGCCGTGTTCCTTATGGAAAAACACTCATATTCTCAAGAGGAGATCGAGAGAATTTTCGATGATAATGGACACGAAAAACACGACGAAACCGCGATCGATTTTCTCGTCAAAGAGATTCAAGATTGTGACGATTCGGATTATGAGGCCCATCAAGATCGCCTCCAATTATCAAGAGAACTCAATTCTTTTTGTTAAACTCGAAAATCCTTCCCGGCGATAATCGGGCGATAATGTTTTTCTTTTTGAAGTTTCATTACGGCCCATTTTCCCATGCTCAACCATGACAATTTGAATTTTCTTAAATAAAAATCATCATAAAATCGTTTCCCCGTGATCTTTTCCTTGACGAAATATTCGAGGATCTTGTCCGCGTGAACAAACCGATCAATTTTGTGCAGTATTGGAAAACAACGGAGATCGTCGTCCGCGACTTTCATTATGAGTTCTCTTCTTTTTGGTGTCATAAACTGATATCCTTATATTATCACGGATGATTCACGGGGCCAGGGAGGGCCTATTTTATTGATATTTTTCCGAATGAAACATTTTTCTCGAGAGCGGCGATTTTCCTTTGATTGAGTCCGATCATCCTCTCAAGAGATTTGTTTTTAAAATTCATCGATCTCAAAATTTCGTGAAACTTCGCGATCAAATCTTTTTGATGGGATATCTCTCTTTCAATTGTTGAGGTCAAGTCCCCGTTCCCGTGAATTGATTTATTCTCCCGTGTCCGGACAACTTTTTCAAGTCTTTTCATTTCATTTTTAACAAGATCAATCGACGTCGAAAAGTAATCCCGGAGACGCTCGGATTCGCCCTCAAAACACTCCAATGATTGAGAGGGATCTTTCCCTTCATTGATATCGGAAACGACGTCCTTGAGCTTATTTTCCCACGATGCGAACTTATTCACGAAGGTTTCAAGGAGATTGATTTGTTTTTGATTCAAAAATTGAAGTTCGGTTCGGAGAAAATTTGTCTCGCGGAGAGTCACGGCCTCGGACTTTTCAATCTTGTCCTTCAATAAAAGATATACGATCCAAACGAGAGGAACGATCATCAACGAGACAATCGTTTCGGCCTTCATTTCCTGGCCTTTTTCCTGGCCTTCTTTTCGGCCTTTTTGATTTTCTTTTTGTTTTGATTATATAAGAACATAAGATCCTCGAACCATGTTCGAAGTTCCGTCCAAGATCCGGACGCCTTAAAGGCGACAAAACGATCGCAATATTTCAAGGAGTGATCGACACTCTCCGAAATCCTTCCGATATTATCCGGCGTGATCTCATATAAATGACAACGGCATTTTCCCGTGAACGTGTCCTCTCCAAGTTGTTCGAGAAAAATCCCACAACGTTCGATCGGTTCCTTCATTATCGGAATATTTTGACAAGAACTAAGGGAGATCGTCGAAAGAATTATCAAAATCATTTTCATTTTTCGCCTCCTCAACCTTGACGGCTTTTTTCTTGAACTTCGTTTTTTGATATGCGACGTATAATTTCCGAACGGCCCATTTATAACCGGGCTTTATAATCTTATCGATTATCCTTCCGAGAACTTCCGTCGCAATAAAACCCCAAAATCCGCCGATCACTCGACCGAAAATTTTAAGGAGGGCGAACTTTATGAGTCGCCCTCGTATGGCCTCGAATAATCTTCTCGAATATTCAATAACCCTTTTCATTATGGGTTCGTTTTCTTCGCGAGAAGATTCGCGACCCAATTATCAAGAATCGCGTCGTCCATTTCGCCCGGAATAAGATCCGTCAACTTATCAACAAGTTTCACGGCGTCAACTCCGACCTCAACTTTTGCGAATCCGAGAGATCCTTCGTGTTCAAGACCGATGATCGCTTTTCCGTCCTCGAGTTTAACTTCAAAATCAAGTTCACTTCCGATCTCAACTTCCTTTTTTAATTCAGTCATATCAATTCTCCTTTATGGTTTTAAGAATTTATGAATTTCATAAATCCGTTTATCAATTATTCTCAACGTTCTTTTAAGATCTTTCACTTCGGTTTTTATAATATCCCGAGTCTCTCTCACTTCGGTTTTTGTTGCGAAGTTTTGATGAGCATAAACGGTCAACGAGATTCCGAGAGTTAAAATATAAAGCGCGTATTTAATTTCGTTTTTTATTGAGGCCATAACTCTCCTATCAATGAAACAAAATCCGCCGAAAGAGAATCGATCGTTGATTGTTCAAGGAACGTCGTGATCGGAGTGATTGCGGCGAGTGAGTTCAACGCCTCCGTCGGAGTGTTCGCGTTCAAATAATATACGACGTCGCGAAAAGCGTCCGCGACTTCTTTCGATTTTCCGGCGGCCGTGATTCCTTTTCCGATATTTTCAACCGCGAGTTCGTCCGCTTTTTTTTGCCAAAAATCACGAAGGACTTGAAACTTTCCCGTCTCCGAAGTTGTTTCGTTCTCCAATTTATAAGCATCAAACGCCGCTTGATTATCGAGAATCAATTGATCGTAAACTCCTTGAGTGATTATCTCATCAAAGAATTGAGGGAGGGAATCAACTCCCGTTCGGATTTTCTCCGGCCATTGAAAGGCGATCCCTTGGAGATATTTTATCGCGATCATAATTCGTGACCGTTCCCCAAAAACTCGAGTCCTTCAAAATGAATGAAGTTCCCTTTTTTGTCTTTTGCTAGGTTTTCAATATATGGCCATTGAATAAGAGTCCCAACGTATTCGGCCATCAATTCAATTGACTCCTCGATCGCTTGAGTTGTTTCATTCAAAACCTCCGTGACTTTTATCACTTTAATTTTTCCCGACTCTCCGAGTTCGAGCATATACTCGGGCCCCAATTTAAGATAAGCCTCAAGCTCATCTTTTTTCGAGTCGTCCATTGTGAAAACTTTCACGTTCTCTTTTGCGACTCCATATTGACCGGGAATGAAACGAATAAAATCATCCTCATCAATATTCATATTATAAATATTTTCAATCTCATCATTTAGTTTTATTACTTCAAGTTTGAACATTTTTATTCTCCTTCGGCCGCGCCGCTTGGAAGGTTCCCCTTCGGTATTCTATAAAGAGACGCGCTCCATCCGGCGGCCCCGGTTGATCTTAAGACCGTACTTGTTGAGGTTCCTCGATTGAAACTTGAACAACCGGCCCAACTTGCGCAATTATCAGTCCCATTTATAAGGACTCTCGCATAAGCATATTGTCCCCCGGTCGCTCCGACGTTTCCGGCATAAGTCATTTGATCCGTTGGAAAGGAGTTCGAGGTTGAAAGAGTGTTTCCGGCGACAAGCCATTGACCTCCCTTATTCGCGGTTGAGGACGTCCCGAGACTCATCAAACTATTCACGTTCAAATTCGAGGCATCTTGTCCGGCCCAAGTGACGGTGCTTGTTAAATTCGCATAAGCATATCGATTGACCGGGATCGTATAAGAACCCGTTCCGACGATTACTTGTTCGGGAACCGGAAGGGATGAGCTTGCAAGTGTTGTCATATTTTTTCTCCTTTAAAAAGTTTAACTTAAATCAACCGAGAAGTCCTCCGGAAGTCCGTCCGGAAGTTCTAATATATCAAGAGTGATCATTGCATCGGTTTCAACCGTCGCCGCATTGAATACGGCGGACGCTCCGGCGAAAACGACGTCCTCTCCGGTTGGGATTTCCGGGAGAGGTTCGTTGAATAAGGATCTCGTTTCAAGGTCAACGTGACCGATCGGGATATCTTCCTCGACGGCGGCCGTATTAAGAACAACGATATTCGTCGCCGCTCCTCCTCCTCGATTCGTTTCAACAACCTCGAAAGATCCGTTGTTTCCTCCATTGACGAACCCTTTTAAAAGCGCGAATGAACGAGTGATATCATAATCGGCCGAATGATCGACGTCGAAACCGACGACAACTCTCTCCGATTCAACTTGTCCGGCCGCGCCGCCTTGAGTGACTCCGGCCGTATTATAAACAATTATATTATTGAGGGCGAAACGATTGAGTTCTTTCACTTCAAATTGTCCGTCATTCGCGCCCGAACTCATTCCGGAAAAAACAACGTTGTCTCCGACGTCAATATCCGGAGTCGGATCGGTGTTGACCGCATAAATCCAACGCGGACAATTCGCCGTTCCTCCGGAACCGCCTTGAACGGTCAACGTGTTTGAGTTCGTCACGATCAAATTATTTCCGGCCTCGTTCACTTCTCGAACTTCAAAATCGCCGTTATTATTCCCGGAAGTATGGCCAGTAAAAAAAGCGAACTCTCCAATTATATAGGCCGTGTCGTCAACCGGGGCGGCGAAAGTATATACCATACGAAGAGAATCGCACGTTCCCGAAGGGGCCCCGTCCGCGTCCGCTCCGGCCGTGTTATTATAAACAATTAAATTATTTCCGCCGTCATTCAATCGAATGATTTCGAGATCTCCGTTATTGTTTCCGTTCGCATGAGAGGCGAATCGAGCGATCTCTCCGATCTTGAATCCTTGAACGTCAATCGGGTTCGTGAATACATATTCGAACATTTGAAGATTGAGAGATCCGGTCGCCCCGGTTTCATCAACTCCCGAACCGTTCGTGACGATAATCGCCGGATATCCTTCCGGATTCGATTCGACAATTGTGAACTCCCCGTTATTTCCGCCGTTCGCCATTGACGCGATTTTGACTTTTTTTCCGACAATCCAATCCGCATCAAGGACAACTCCTCCCGTGATATTATATCGAACGGTTCCGTCTCCAAGGTTTATACACGATTCGATTGTTTGAGATCCTTTCGCGCGATTTATAAGTTGAGTTGAAATTTGAGGAGTTCTTTTCGTCACGGCTTGAGTCGCGAGAGGAGAACCGAGTCTCCCGACCGATTGAATAAGTCGATCGAGTTGAGGGTTTATAAAAGTGATCGGATGATTGACTCTCAAGTGTCTCCTCAAATCAAACCTTGTCGATCCGTTGTCGCCGTTCTTTTTAAGATAAGCGCGAACTCGAGTGAAAGATTGTCCGGCCGTAACATGGGCCCCGTCGAGCTTTTCTCCATACTCCGGATTTGATCCAAGGAGCGAGGCGAGTTTGACAAGACCGCCGTTCACTTTAAATTGAATCGCGCCGCCGCCGCCGCCTCCTCCTCCTCCGATCCTCGATTCGTGATCGTCGAAGTTCGTTCGAATTTTCTCCATAAGTGTTTCATCAATCGGAGCTTTGAACTCCGTTTCGCTTGGATCAAGTGGATTAAAAGCCATATATATTCTCCTTAAAGTCCTATTTTATAGGCGGACGCTCCGTCGTCGAAGTCGCCTCCGGTTGTTTCACCAACAAAGGCGAACTTTTTTTGACTCGAGTTCACTTCGTCATAAGTCGCGAACCGGATCGCGAAGTCGGTGTCATTCAATATCGTTGTGAAAGGCGAGTCGATGAAAATTATATCATTCGCGACGTCAATATCAACAATCGTTCTCACTCCGTCGCCCGTATAAGCTCCGACAACGAAGAGTTCCCCTCCATAATCAACCTCGACCGTCATATCCCACAACCGGACTTTCCATCCGATCTCGTATTCCGCCGCACGTCCGGCCGGAAATTCAAACGCTTGTTGAGATTGAACTCCGACAATCGAAGTACAAGGGGCGATATAAGCTCCGCGAATCCCGGCGTATGAAGTATATTGAAGTTTGAAGGTCACGTCCCCGGTTATATGATTGAGGGCCCTTGAGATTACTTCAAGAGTGTCCGCGAAGGTCAAAGAACCCGACGCGTTCGGGATTTGAGAAGAGGTCAAGAGAACCTTATCTCCGACGTTTAAAAGTGATTTGTCGATATGAGAGCGAACCTGGATTTCGGGAGTCGGTGTTTCGAATCTCGCGAGATATCTTTGTCCGATCTCTTGAACAATTGCATTTCCTCCGAGACTCTCCCGGATTGCTTTATATTTTATCTTCAAAGGTTTTTCGACGATCACGGTGTCGTTCTCATCGAGGGCCGTTGTGAACGTTTTTATTTGTTCATATTTATTTGTCCCGTCATTGAAGTCGTATTCGATTTGAATTGATGAAACAACGTTTTTGACGTTCACGTCCCATTTCGGATATTTCGAAATCGAAGTTTCTCCGAGAGGATTGTCCGATCCCTCATCAAATCCGGCTTGATCCAATACGGCCAGGGAGATTTTTTGATTCTCGTTCACAATAAAACGAGTATTCGTCGCCCCGAGAACTTCCTTTTCGAAGAACTTGAGAGCGTTTCCGGTGTTATACATCTTAAAATTAAAGGTTTGGAGAGTGAAAAAATCGTCCCTTATTCCCTCCATTTCCGCGACGTCAATCAATCCTTGATCAATGGCCAGGCCATCGGATAAAACGTCATAAGGCCCGTTCGTTGCGGTTCCCGTTGACGTCAAGAATTGCAACAACGCCGTGATCGGATTTTCCTCAACCTCGTCAACGTTGAAAAATTGAGTCCCGAAATCATGGGCCGCCGGAACCGTTCCAAACTCGCCGCGAACAACGCCCGAAATTTGATTGAGTCCAACGTCTCGCCCCGTCCAAGAAACGAACTCCTCATCAAGAAAACCGAATCCGGCGTCCGGAAAGTTCTCGACGTCTCCAAGTTGAAACGTCGTTGTATTGTTCAAAATATTCGCTTGAAGAGTTGTTGAAATTGAGAAAAAATCTTTGTTCATTCGATCGATTGAATCAACCGCCGAAAAGTTGAATGAAATATCGGCGTGTTTCAATTTTTTAACTTTCACGGTCGGGAGTTCAAAATAATCCGCGAAGTCCATTGAGACTCCGGTTCTCCCTAAAAAGATTCGAACCTCCTCATCAATAAGGAGTTTCGAGTTGTCCTTTAAAAGTTGAGATATTACGAGGTTTTTATCATTGATTCGAAATGAATATGAATTGATTGTCGTATTCGCTTTTTTGAGATCAACCTTTGAAGGATTGACCGTGAGTGAAATCACGGAACCGTTGTTGTTCACGGGAACGACAAGTCCCGAGTCCGGTTGACGGATTGAAAAATATTCTCCTTTTAAAAGGATTATAACGTTCCCGACGAACTTCTTTTTTGATTCAACCTCATCGATATAAGTTGTCATTAAAATTCAATCCTTTTAAAAGTTGTTTTGAAACTGAATTTGTCGGAGTTCCCGAGTCTTTCCGGTTCGAATTTCCCTTTCATAAGTTCATATAAAAAACTTTCCGTTGTGTTTTGATCCGGAAAGAATAAAAATTCAAAACCATAAATTGCATGATCTCGAAAAAAATCATTCTTTAAAGTGTCGATTTCATCTTCGGTCAAGTGTCCGAACTCAACTTCTCTCTCGTATTTTATATGATCAACCGAGACTTGATCAACTCCGGATATCGCGGTTCTCACTCTCCGTTTTGGGAGGAGTTGTTCTCCGTCGTCAATAATTGAAGGATATCGAAACAAGAACTCAAACAAAAATGATCGAGGCCCCGAACTTGAGGCCGTCGCGTTGTTTGATAAAAATATTTGATTCGCGTTGATCGTGATAATCGTTGTCCCTTCCGGGAACTCGGGATCATCAATCGTCATTCCAAGCTTAAGACTTGAAGTGTCCGCAATGAAATTGATATCGTTCGCCCCGAGAGAAGTCACTCCCGAAACCGTTGTATTTCCCCATTGTATTTTCGGGATTGGAAAACTCATTCTCTCTCCTTATACGAGGGCCGTCGCGGACAAGGTCGCGTTTCGTTCTTCGACCGCCTCGTTGAGTCCGTCGATAAGTCGGTCGATGAATACTTCGTCGGCCAGGACGTCCCCGTTTATATTAAAAACACTTGAAGAACCAACGGCCCCGGCGGTTCCTTGAGTTCCGCCTCCGTCGTTGTTTCCTCGTCTTGAATCCGCGACGGAGTTCACAACCTCGTCGAAGTTTTGTTCGGGGACAATCAACTCTCCCGGAGTCAATGACGCCGAAACGGAATCTTGTCCCGGGATTCCCAGGTTTCGCGGAACCATACCACCACGATTCGCCGAAAGAACCGATCCAATTTGTTCGGCCCCATAAGCAATAACTCCGGCCGCGGCGGCGATCCCGAGCGCGACTCCGACAATCGGAATCGTCGCGAATCCGGAATAAGCACTCATCGCGCCTTTCGCCGTGTCGAGCGTGATTTGAGTCACGGCCGCGGCTTTTCCGATTCCTTTTAAAGTATTGTTTTTCGAATTTTGAAGTTTGACGAGTTGAGCGGTTCCTTGTTCAACTCCTTTGACCTCTTCGGATTGTAAAAATTTATTGATATTCGCGACGGCTTTTCCGTGTTTGATTTCATCTTTTAAGAATTGATTTCGAGTCGCAATATCCTTTTTGAGTTTATCTCTTTGAACGGCGTCTCTCGCCTCTTTTTTCGTCAATAAGGACGCTCTCAATGCCTCGAGTTCTTCGGCGTCTTTCGCCGTTCGATTCTCTTTGTCGAGGGCGTCGAGTTCTTCGGCGATCTCAAGATCTCCCTCTCGAATTTCCGCCTCGAGTTCACGGCGTCTTTCAACTCCCTCGAGTTTTTCCGTCGTGAGTTCCTCTTCTTTTATCCTCATATTTTCAAGGGCGAGTTCTCGCTCCTCTTCATTTTTAATTTGATCAATCTCTCTCGCCTCATCGTCGAGTTCTTGTCGTCTCTTTATGAACTCAATTTGTTTCGCGGACGCTCCGTCCGCTTGGGCCTGGAGGATTGCTTGTTCATTTTGAAGAGAGGCGATTCTCTTCTTTGTTTCCGCATCAACGGCGGCGGTTTTCTTCTTTTCATTCTCGACCGTTTTCGTTGCGGAGTCGTCTTTCGCGTCTCCTCCCTTTTCGGCTTTTTCCGATCGACGAGTTTCAACTTTCAATTCAATGATCTTGTCTTGTTTTTCCATTTCCTTTTGAATATCTTCGGAAATCTTTGACGCCGAATTGACAAGAGTGTCTTTTAATTTATTTAAGTTTTCTTTTATGCCATCGAAGTCAAACGTCAAGGCCGATTTCCATAGCATCGCATAAGCAACGACGAAATCTTTCACGACTCCAAGGAAAGAGGCGATCGCGGTTTTCACAACGTTGAACCATTTGATCGTTCCGTCCGCGAATCCCATGACGGAACCCTCCATAAGCGGCCATATCTTGTCCCAATTTGCATAAATTTCCGACGCGACAATCAAGAGAAGTCCGAGTCCGGTCGCCCCGACAAGTCCTTTCACTCCAATTGAAAGAGTCTTTGTTGCAATATTCGCGGCCAGGATCGCGGCGCGGATCTTAAAAAATGCCAATGCTCCGGCCCCAATCACGGTAACGAGTCCGCTCATCACGGCCCCGAGAGCGAGAACCTTCGCGCTCATTGAGGCGAAAACCGGATTGTCTCGTAAAAATTGAATAAGTTTCGTGAGTCCTTCGGCCATAACTTTAAGAACCGGGAGGAAATGTTTCCCGATATCGGCGGCGAGAAGTCCAAAATTATCACTTAAAGTTGAGAGAACACCTTCGAGAGTTTGACTTCTTTTCGCCATACCTTCAAACGCCGTTCCTCCTTTTTCACTCATTGATGCGAACGCCTTTTCAAACGTTGCGAAATCGACTTGTCCCTTCGAAACAAGATCCTTGATTGACTCTTCGGCGACGCCCATCGACTTCGCGAGAGCGGGCCCAATTGGGACGGCTTTTTCTTGAAATTGGAGAAGAGTTTCCCCGGTCAATTTTCCGGCGGCTTTTACTTTTCCAAAAACAAGACTCATTTCCCCGAGATCGTTCCCCGTTGCGGCGGACACGTCTCCGATTCTTTGGAGAGTCGGTTCGAGATCTTCAAGTTGAACTTGAAAACCGAGAAGTTTTTGTCCGGCGGCGGCGATTCCTTCGAATTGAAAAGGAGTTTTTGCGGCGAAATTCGTGAGATCTTCGACCGCCTTTTTTCCTTTTTCGGCGGAACCCGTGAGAACCTCAAATTGAACTCCAATTGTTTCGAGACTCGCGGCCTTTGATGCGGCCAGGCCGATCGCTCCGGCGAATCCAATGAATCCGGCGGCCGCGGCCTTTGTTGCGGTTCCGATTTGATTCTCGAGATCTTCGGTTTGTTTCGCGACCTTTTTATATTCGGCCGCGAGTTGTTTCGAATCTCCCGAAATTTTTACAATTAGATTTGAGGCCATATCCTTATTTCCTTTTTCTCTTTTTGTTCTTTTCGGCGACCTTCCGTTTTATCGCCTCTTGATGAATCTCAATCATCTTATCTTTCGTTTTTTCTTCGAGCTTTTCAAACACTCTCCGAACCTTTTTTATTTCAACTTTCACGCCTTGAAGGGCGGCGGCTTGAGCATAAGAATTGTGTTTTCTTATGTTTATCATTTCGATCGCTCCGAACAAGGTTCGATAAGTCATGTTTTTAAACTCATCAAGTGTATAACCGTATTCACTCGCGACAAGATCGAAAATCTCAATCCAATTTGTTTTCTCTCGAGGTGCTAAATTGTCGCCGCTTTTTTCTTTTGCTCCTCGAGAATCTTCTCCCCCAACGCCTCCAATATAGGCATTGAAATCCCTCTCGTTCTTAAAAGTTTTTTCATAAGTTCCAATTGATCCGGATATCCCACGACAAAACAACCGAGCTTATCCGGGCCTTTCGCCGCGATCTCGATTTCATTTCCGTCCTCATCAATATCAATGAACTTGATCTTCATAAGTTCTCTCTTCGAGTTCGTGTCAAGTTGACGAAAAGCAATTCGAACAATCTTTTCCATTTGAAGATTTTCGAAGATCTCTTGAAGTTGTTTTTCGCCATAAGTTCGTTTCAACCATGACTCATCCTCCAAGTTAAACGGACGAAAAGTGAACGTGACTTCTTTTTCGTCGTTGTTTTCATCTTTGAATTTTGGTGTCCAATCGACGGACTCCGGAATAAGTTGTTCGATTTCCATAATATCTCCATTGTATCTTATCGGATGAGAAAAATCTTTCCGAAATGTTTTCTTGTCCGTACAATAATAGTATGAAAGATAAGAAAAAGACAAAGAGAATTGAATTTCGAGTGAGCGAAGAGGAGTTCAATAAAATAAAAATCAAGGCCAGGCCTGGCCACAAAGGAAACGTTTCCGACTTTATTCGCGAAACGGTTCTCGGACTTGTATTCGGGATAAGGAAAAAGAAAAAATGAGTCAACTCTCCGTGAAAAAAAGAGAATCCCTCACTAATTGGGGAACGTTATTCAAACGCGCCTTATGCGCTCTCGTATATCGAGGACACTCTTTCCCTCGAGTCCTTGAATCCTGGGAATCATGGGGCCCGTTTAAGTACAATAAGACCTATCGACAAGTTCTCGGAAAGAGATCCGATCTTCGTTGTCTCCGTTGCGACGAAATGTTTTTCACTAAAAAGAATTATAAAAAAGGGAAAGGGAAAAGATAAGAACGGGGAGGCCTTTCGACCTTTCCCCGTTGTCTTAAAGACGTGAGAGGCGACTTCGTGTCATTCAATCACACTTTCAAATTGTCTCAAAAAAAAGGGCCTTATTCAAGGCCCTCTCTTTTATTCAAATTTCATTGACAATTTAACAATCGCCCGATCCCGATGAGATTGGAGAGACGTGTCTCATTGAGAATACGCCGTTCTTTTCAGCATCGTAAAACGCTTGGGCCGTGATTTCGGCCTCGGAAAATGCTTTTTCTTGGAATCCCATCGGAAGGCCGACGGCCTTAAGACGAAAGATATCAAGCTCAACCATTTCCCCGTTTCCTCTTTGTTGTCCAACAACGATCGCCCCGAACTCCGGGAATACGTCCGCCGAACCACCGAAAACCGCGCTCATTGACTTATTGTCCGGAGGCAATACTTCAAATTCGGCCGTGTCTCCGTCGTTCGAAAGAGTGTCAAGATCAACCGCCGAACCGCCCGTCAACTCCAGGCCGAAACCAACAATCTCAACGACGCCGCCGTCCGTGATTGTCAAAGGAGTGTTCGTGATTCTCAAGAGGTTGTCTTGATAATCGGCGTCAACTCCTCTCGCGAAGTCAACGTTTGATTTTGCATAAACGTGAACTTGATCAAGAGATTTGTCGTGAACTTTTACGACGTACTTCGAAAATTTAAGATCGGCCTCCGAACCGGATTTGATCCCAACCGATGCGATCCCGGTTGTTGCATCAACAAGAGAACCCTTCTTGTTTGACAACGCCGTTGACGTTCCGGTTGTTGATGGCGTTCCTTCCGTCGGTTTTTTACCGAGAAACAATTGCATCATCCAATCTTCGTATTGTTTAATTGTGACGGAAAGTTCCGCCGTGATATTCGTTTCCTCAACCGCCCACGGGTACTTATTCGATCCACCGTTCAAACTCGCAAGTTCTCCCGATAAACTAAATCCCGATTGTCCGATCACCAAGGCGGTTCCATAAGGAAGGCCCGAGTCTCGACAATAAGCTGTGAAGGAGTGAACACCAAAAAAGATTCTTGGATTCGATAAACTCATTTTTCACTCTCCTTAGTTATTGAAATAAAGTTGTTTCGACTAATATCCCGATTGCCCGAAACTCAATTGAGGCATTAGGGAGAGTGAACGCGACCGGGTTCAATGATCGCACTCTCACTTTTTGTCTCATATTGTTTAACTTTATATAGTTGTTTAAAAAAATACTTTTCAATGCTCGTTGATATCGAAGAACTCTTTTTTCCGCCGTCCTATCTTGAGGATCGGAAAGAATGATTGAGAACTCCATTGACCACGTTTCCCCTTGAGCGGACTCAATGGGATCGGTTTCAACTTGATCAACTCCATAATATAAAATCGGATCGAAGTTGACGGGGAGATTGTTCAACGATTGAAAGACAATCCCGTTCTCCGTGTCGATTGGTTTCATTGTGATTGGATTTGTTTCTCCGGCGCGCTCGACGTCGATCTTCGTGAGTTCGTCGTTTATATTATCTTTGACAAGACAAATCGCTTGATTGAGAACGTCCTCAATATATATCATTATTTGTCTCCTTTGAGGCCAGGTTTCACGCCCGTCGCCTCTTCGATTGATTGTCCGGTTTGACGAAGAACATAAACTTCAAGAGTTTTCAACGCCCTCTCCGGGAATCCTTTCAAGGCGTCGCCCTTCGCGAACCTTGGGGCCTCGGGCCCTATGAACAAGAATTTCCTCATCGGGATATTCTTTGTCCCCTCTTGATGATAAACGCCATAAGGAATCGAAGTCCCGAATTTCGCCTCATCAATATTGATTTCATTTATATTATATTGATTCGATTTATTTATGACGGAATCTTCAAGTTCTCCCGTCGCCTTTAAGATGGGATAAGCGAAACCATATTTCGCCTCTTTCAACTCTTTATATCCTCCCGGATAAAAACCATTGAGTTGAGTCTCCGGCGGTTCCCACCAAACGCGGAGAGGTCTTGTCGAAAGATCCGGATATTGTCCGGCCGACGTGAGAGCGAAAATCGCCTTTCGAGACTTTCGAAAATCGTTCCCGATTTGATTTAAAGGAACCGTGAGATTTGATATCTTTCGAGCGGCGCGGCCCAATGCCTTCGCGAACTCCGTGTCGTTTTCGACTTCATAAGATATAAAACCCAGGGGCCCTTGACTCATTCTCTCACCATTGTTGTTTATTCGGATTGAATCTCATATCCGAACAAGTTTGATCGGTTCCAACGTCGAAACCAATACACTCCTCGAGGGCGATCGCGTCCCCGAGTTTTGACTTATTATCCCTTATCGCCTCGAGATCTCTTCTCGGTTGACGTGATAAGGAGCGGAGTCCCTTCGTGTCTTGATCACTCGCGTCTCTCCCGGTTTTTACATAAAGGACGTGACGAACACGATCCGAAACGAGAAAAATACATATACGTTTCAAGACAAGGAAGGCGTTCGGCGAATCAAGCTCAACAACCGGGACTTGATATCGAGAACAAATCATCGAATCAATGAACGCGGTTTCCTCATCAATAAACTTCTCAACCTCTTCAATCGTCACGGAGGACGTTGTTGAAATTACGATATCTTTGAAGTCGGAGGAGATATCATCAACCGAACAATAACTCATTTAAGTTTTCCTTTTTCTTCAAGGAACGAAAGATCTTCTTTTCCAAGATCAACAACGTCGCCCGTTTTGAAGTGTTTTCCGCCGAAATAAAAAGCGGACTTCGCGATCTTATCGCTTGAACTCGACGTTTTCGCCGGAGCTTTTTTTGTCACTTTTTTTTCAGCTTTTTCAACCGCCTTATCAACGGGTTTTTTCTCTTCTTTTTTATCTTCTTTTCCAAACATTTTGACCTCGTTTAAAAGAGGCCCGAAGGCCCCTTGATTTTACTAGATAGCGTTTTGAATAAGATAAGCGCACTTCGCGTTTGTTATTGCAAAGGCCCAATCATCTTGAACTATAATGTTTTTTGATCCCGGAGGATTGTTCGCATTATACTTGAAAACTCTTCTCGATCCTTTTCCTTTAAGAACCATGTAATAACCGAAACAAGTTTGATATTTCGCCGCCGTTTTTGGAGCGTGATAATATACAATATCATTTCCCCATAATTGAGTGAGAGCGTCCGCCTCTCCCAATTTAGACGCATTATAAGACGCGTCCCCAACGTGTAAAATATCAACGCCCATCGCATGAGCGATTTCACTCAATTGAAGAGTCCCGGCGCGGTTGTCCGAATATCCCAGGGTTCTAAGAATTGACGGATGATATTTCAAAACATTGAACATTTTTTGAGAGATAATCGCTCGGTTTGGCATAACACCACAACCGTCAAGAACGGCGTCTTGAGCGTCTCTGAAAACTTCAAGAGGTTTCGAGTTCGTATAATCCGTGAACTTATCCGCCGGAGCAACGATATCAACGTTTTGAGTAATCAACGCCGGATCGGTTATGGCCGCCGCGAAGGCGTGTTCTTTCCCCGTCCATAAAGTCGAAGTCAATCCGTTTGTTTCATCGCTCTCCGCGCTGAACGGTTCCTCAACGTTTGAATAATCGTCCTCCGTGACCGTTCCTTCGAGTCCGTGAGATTCGATTGAATAAAGTTCCGAATCGCGAATGATAGGTTCGAATCTTCTCGCCTTTCCTCGTCCGCCCATTTTCGCGTTTACCAAACGAATATGGTTGTTTCCGTACTTTCCAATTTTCCCGGTTTTTTGTTTCACGCTTAAAGTCGGGAGCGCGGTTTCCGAAATATAACCCGTTGGGGAATACATATTCGAAACGTTCGTCAATAACTTATCAACAATTGCTTTCATTTGAGCCATTTTAATTCTCCTTAATTAGAATAAAACACAAGCAACAACCTGATCGGCCGCCGTCGCGCTCTCGTCGATTTGTCCGAGCGCACTCGCGCGATCGGCCGCAACAACGGCTTTTCCGGCCGCATCACTTTTAAAGTATTCTCCGGCCGCAATGGCCGCCGCAACTTTTACAACCGCGCCGCCGTTAGGCCCCGCGACTTCAAGTTGTTCTCCGTCAACTCCGCAAACTTCGCTCATAATCACGCCGATCGCCTTCGCGTCCGCATCACTTAGAACAATTGAATCGTCTTTCGATCCGAATTTTGCAAGATGAAATTGAGATCCAATAGCGATCACGCCGTCGGCCTCATAAGTAAAAATTTCCGGTGTCTTATATGAACTCATAAAAATCCTCCTTAGATTTCGCTATATTTTTTAGCTAGTTCTTTGTTCTCGTTGAGAACTTCGGCCGTGGCCTCCGAAAAAGTCATTCCCTCATTGTCTTTCATTTTCTTTTCAGATAATGAAATCACTTGATCTTGAACGTCCTCTTCTTTGTTTTCTTCGCTCGGAGTTTCATTGTTTCCGGTTTCGGAAAGTTTCACGGCTTTTTCTCCGACTTTCGCCATTGAAAGAAAACCTTTGAACTCGTCACTTGAAAGTTTCAACGCGCCTTCGTGTTGAGCGGCGTTGATCTTTCCGTCTTTTAAAAGAGAATCAAGTTGAGTTTTCTTTTCGCTCAATTCTTTTTCCTCATTCATTGTTTCGTTTTCCGCTCTCAAATCCGAGATCATTTTCATAAGATCTTCAATCGACTCAAGTCCCAGGTCTTTCATAAGGCCTTCGACTTTCGCGAGTGAATCACTCATTTCCTTGTTCTCCGTTTCAAGCTCGGAGAGTTTCACTTCATTTGTTTTCAAAATATTCTCCTTGTTGGTTATTGATGATTCGTTTTCACTCAATTGAATGGCCGGACTCATCCTTTTTATTACGGGCCGGTTTGTTAAAGCCGCGCCTAAAAGGACGTGTCCAAAACTTACCTCGGGATTTTCGTTGTCGCGATAATCGGGATCGAAGTCGGCCGAAAGATAAGCGAACTCACGATCGGCGAGTTTCTTCGCGCCTTCCGGTGTCCAACTAATATCGGCCCATAATTGAGATTCAATTCTCGGTTCGATTCCCTCGTCCGCGTTGCCTTCCGATAATTGTTCTTGAATGACTTCAAGTCCTTTTATCCAACCGGCCGCCTCCGCGTCGGAGTCGTGTTTATAATCAATCATAAGTTCGATTCCTCGAACTCCCTCTTGAAATTGTTTTATCATATTATTGAAATGATCTTCGACGACGTCAATCTTTCCATAGCGTTTATCGAAGAACGTTCCCGTTCTCATAAGTTGAACGCGAGTCGGGATCTCTTCGACGGTGTTTCCCTCTTTGAATTGAATCGAGAGAGGAACCGTTCGGAATGTTTTCTTGTCCATAAGTTTTTTTCCTTGTCCGTATAATCTATTTTCTTTTTAAAAGGGATTCAAGTCAAGTATCGACAATAAATCCCTCAAACTTTATTCCCTTATTTTATGCTCATTGATTTGAGAGCGGTCTTTGAAGGTTGATAATTTTCATCCGGTTTCGGATTATCCTTTGTTTTCGCCGTATTCGCGACCGTGAACGTTTTGCAATTGTGATGCAATGGCGGCCAGTACGTCGCAACGTCGGGATCATCGGCCTTCAAGGTCAAGCCGTTGAGGCTTTTACATATATCCGAAACGGGATCTTGATTGATCCAAGTGAACGACTCGACTTCGTTCGTGAAAGAATTGAAAAAATCTCTTCTCGCATCGTTCACGGTTTTCGCGGCCTGGATATTCGCCCCGGTTGTCGCGGCGGTTTTCTTTGTTTTGTCGGTTGACTCTTTTATCTTTGAGGCCAGGACTTCCGGATCTTCGGTTGATTCAACGCTCATTCCATATTGAAGAGACGCGGCCTTCGCGAGATCTTGAACTTGAGTGTCAACAACGTTCGCGAGATCCGAGTCGATTCTCGCCTTCGCAATATCCGGGAGTTTTTCGTTCTCGGAAAGAGTGACGGAATATTCATTCTCACTCATTTGATTTTGAGCTTCGTCCGGGTTCTCGATCTTCGCTTGTTTGATCGAGTCATTATATGCCTTTGAAAGTTGTTCTTTTACTTGAGCTTTATATTTTCCAATTGAAGGAACCTTCAAGAGTTCTTCAATCGAGACTTGAAACTTCTTTTCGGGACTCGCGGTCTTAAAGTGTTTCGTCACGACTCCGATCATTTCCGTTTGAATTTCATCAAGGTTTGACTCATAAAGAGTCCCGAGATTGACCGCCTCTTTTCCGATCATCTTTGAAACGATTGGTTCTTCTTTCGGAGTGTCGATCTTTGTTTTCGGAGGTTCTTCGACGCCCTCCTTATCCTTTCCCGGCTTATCTTCGGAGAGTTGTGTTTCCGAGATCGCGGCGAGATCTTCTTTCGAGATCTCTTCTCCGACAATCTTCTCGACAACGTTTCTCGGTATTGGAAAGGCCGTTGTGATAAGTTCGGTCGCGCTCGATTTGTCGATCACTCCCTCTTTAAATGATTTCACGACGGCGACAATTGCGGTCACTTGGGCCCCGTTCAACGCGAGTTTTTTCACGTCCTCGTCGTCCTCCGGTTCTTCGGCCTGGCCAGGATCAACAACAACGGGAACCGTGTCCGGACTCGTCGGAGGAGGAACGATCCCTCCCTCTTGTTCTTGAGTTCTTGAACTTGACTCTTCTCTCTCCGGGAGTTTGAATCGTTTTCTCATCGACTCTTCGAGACGATCATCGGCGATTATGACTCCGGCGTTCGTGAGTTCCGTCACGATCTTCGAGAGTTCTTCTCCGGCCTTGTCCCTTATTCCCGAATGACGAAGTTCACAACGAACGATCCCATCGGGGAAATTAAGTTTGACAAGTTTCGGGATCAATACGTTGTTTATGACGTCCGTTATTTGATCGGCGATATATTCCAGGCCTCCAAGGAAAAAGTCGGAGAGATCCGTTCCGAGCGCATAAGATCCCGAACCGGATTGTCCGAGTTCAAGGAAGTTCGCGAGAGCGGCGTTGACGATTTCAACGTTCTCGTCGTTTATAACCTTTCGAATCTTTTCCGCGTCGAACGTGTTCGTCGTTAAGTCAAGATCCCAACCGGCCGGAATCATCAAATAATTACAACGATGAGAGACGTATGATTGAAGGGCTTGTTTCGCTTTTTTATATTCTTGAGATTGTTCTTTCCCGGCCGGAACGGAAAGAGTCGGAATCGGAATCGCGTACTTCTCAACTCCGGCGGCCAGTAATTTAAGGAACTCGTTTTTTCTCAACCAAGGCCCATACGCCGGACGGAGAATTGAGATCCCTTCGAAGTTGTCTCCCTCCATTTCAATCGCGAAATGAAGTAAAAATTCGGCGGCGATATCGACGTTTTTTTGTTCGTCTCCGTTCGCTTGTTGTTCAACTCGATCGAGTTCTCCCGAACGTTTGATATGCCAGGCCTCAATTGTTCTTTGAGAACGAAAGGCCAGGGACTTGATCCCGTTATATGCTCCGAAATTCGGATGATTTATTTCAGCTTTATAAGTGACTTCAAAAAGGGAATAACCGAACTCGATCATCGAGAGGGCCTCGCGAATAAAGCGATCCCAGGTTTTCCCCGAGTCATTGAAAAGAATATGCTCGATAAGTTTTCTTTGTTTCTCGCCTTGTTCGGACTCTTCCTCTTCGGTTCCGGCGATTTCCCATGAGGCCGAATTGATCGGGTTCTTCATTGCGGAAACCGTCATTTTGACTTTCGGATCGGAACGCCTCATTCGATCAAACATATCGGCGGCGCGAGTTCCTTGAAGATCCGAGAGATATTCCTCTTGAAGATTCCCGGCGTATATCTCCGTCCCCGAAGAACCGACCTCAACGACTTTCACGCTCTCGCCTTTTACTTCGAGCTTGTCGTCGTCTTGAATCTCTTCGCTTTTATCTTTCCCGAATAATCCGTCAAGTATTCCCATTTTTATCACCAATCCATTGTTTCGAAATCCGTCAAGGAATCGTTTTCTTCATATTGTCCCATATCATCCGTAAAAGTTCCAACGTTTCCGGCGGTCAAGCAATTGAACGCGCCCGTGAATCCGTCGATAATATCATCGTGATTCGCGTCCGGAAAGTTTTCCGCCTCATTATAAAACGCCTCTTTATTGCGACACGATGAAAGAACCTTTATATTTCCGGCCTCCGATTGAGCGGACGCGCCTTTCGAGGCCGTGATCTTATCAACGGAGATCTTCTCCGACACGACGTCAAATCCCGAAAGTAATCGAATAAAGTTTTCGATCTCATTCTTTCCGGCCCCTCCGGGATCTTGGAATCCTTTGACCTTGACTCCGACTCCGTCTTGTTTCGCCGTGTTCAAGATCAAGGCCTCAACCTTATGGGCCGATAAACGTTCTTGAATTATATCGAGGATATAAAAGAAACCGTTCGCATCTTTCCCGAGTTTGAATCCGACCGTATAATCCGGATCGCCCGAGTCGCCTTCATTGTATTCCGTCGCCGCTCGATCCCAACAACGAACAATCTCAACGAGAGGAGGAGTCGCCTCAACCTCTTCGAACCAAAATCGTTTGAATACGTTTCCGGCCGTCGGTCTTATATTCCAATTTCCGTCAAGGAGTCTCGCCCTTTCAACGGCGGATTGAGCGAGGAGGTTCGCCATATAACTAGGATCTTTTTTCAATAAGATTTGATTGTCCGTGACCTTCGAAGGAATGAACGTGACGGATTTCGGTTCGGCGAGTTCGGCGAGTTTTGGAAAACGACTCATCAAAGATTCTTTCGAAGAGTCCCAATAAAGACGCCCCTCGACTCGATAAAAG